GTAAGAGTGATGTTAGCACCAGCAACCAACAGATTGTTTACACGATCATCAATGGTCTCATTAATTGAGGCTATAGAGGCAATTGACGCAGCTTCGGCTGCTGTAATGTGATAGCGTTCTGTACTATTACCGCCTTGTAAACCAGTTAGGTTATTGTGGGGAACACTATCCTGATTAATAATGCGTCTTACTTTTTCATACCAGTCAGTCCAGTTGCTGCTGGTAAAGGGCATATCAATTGGAGCTGGTGGTAAGATATTAGCCATATGTTATAAAGGTAGGTATGCTAGTGTGCCAGTAAAAGTTGCACTAATACGGTCACCAGTATCAGCAAGAGCGTCCGAACTGTTATATGTTCTAATTGTACAGCTTGTGTCACTTAGGCTAGTAATGCGTGCTTTGGTATTTAACGCTGCGGTAATGACCGGAGCAACCATAGGGGTAATTTGAATAGCAGAATTAAACTTACGTGTAAATGTAAATAAATATGTCCCAGTGCCAGTTCTAGTTAAAACACCGTTTACACTATTAAAAACAGTAGGACTTGCGTCGGCTGTAAAAGTAACTGCTGCACCAACTTGATTTTGTGTTGGAATAAAATCATCTACGCCAGGCATTGTACTTGTGAAAGAAAGTTTTCTGGTGGCGTTGCGCACCACATATTTATATGTATTAGAGTTAATACTAAATCCAACTCCAACCAAGTCTCCTGTTGCTCCTTCAATAACCAGCCATTCCCCGGGATCAGCAGGACCACTATCTGTAGTAACTACACCTCCTGTTGTTTTTCCTGTGATTTTAATATTTTGCGGAACTAATGTGCTACCATTACCAGGGTGAATAAACCCACAAATAAGCCTAATAGAGTCCATTGCATCACGATAGTCAACATCCGGCCCGTCAGCATTCCCCTCTAGATAGTCTAGCAAATAACTACTAGGTCCAGCAGACCCACCACCTACATTATATTGAGACAGCACACATGCTCGCCCAAAATTACTTTCGCTAATAATTGATACATATGAGCCTCGGCCAACACTAAACCGTCCACCTGAGTTCTCACTATCAGTACCCGTTCCAGTTACATAGGTATTTCCTGTACCATTGTTTGCCGTTAAAAATGTAGCAGAATATGCAAAATTTGTAGCTTCAACAGAAGACCAGCCAAAAATATCCCAACCACACACCACCCCTTCACCAACAGCTTGGTATGCGCCAAATGTGCCAAACACAGCAGCGTAGCATCCTAGATGTACATGGTTTGCTTTTACAGCCTTTTCTGCTGTGATGTTTCCGAGTGTTGCTTGATTGCCTGCACGATAAACATACATACCATAGTCTGCACGACTATTTGCGTCAATGTGAAAATCACTGAGAATAATATCTTTAAGATCATCAGTGTCAGGTGCAGAGAAGTCTGTTCCAACCACCCCAACAGCCTTTTTACTTGCACGAACAACACATGTATTTGTAGCAACAACACCTGTGTATTTAATTACACTCTGTTTGCTGGCGCTGTACACATAACCTGTACGGCGTTTCCAGAAAGCAGTTTTACCTACAATACCTGTCCCATCAACGGTAACAGCAATTTCATATGAGCTTAAATAAATACCAGCAGGAAGGTAGGCAATGTGTCCATCATTAATTGCCGCCTGAATAGCAATGCCGTCTAGTTCATCAGTTAAACTTAAAGCATGTGGATAACGTGCTTGTGCCTCTCCTAACGTGGCAAAGAAGGCCGACAACGGGTGTGACGCACCATCACCAATTGCACCATATTCAGAAAGCTTTACATTAACTCTACCTGAAGAATGAACACTATCGTTAATATCATTTAACCAAGAAGAGGTAATTAACGTACCTGCGGTAAAAGTTGTATCTGCCATTTAAATTCCCATCACATTAAGGTCAAGTTCTAAACTATACATAAAGAACGGATAGTTGTCACTATATCTAATTCTAAAACTCCTTGAGCGAAATCTACCACAATTGCTCATAAATGGACTGGAGCTAAATACGTTAATATCCCGCCCTGTCGATTCACTACCAGGAGCCCAATCATCATCTGACCACGATATTGTCACAGGACTTGTTCCGGTGTTACTGTGTGTAGAAGACTCAATTGAGAGTCTAGACAATACTTTCCAATTAAACGTACCCGCATTAAAGTTTTCGGTAGTGTATTGACATACGAAATTAGCCCCATACTCTTGATATGTATCTACAGAGAATATAGAAATAAAGTTTTGATTATCAGTGACAGCATAAACAGCACCATTATAAGCTGTCCATATTGCTTCAATTTCTAAACCAAAGATGTTATCTGCTCTGCGCCACTCATACCACAGCTTTTCGTCAATATCATAAACCCATGTAGTTCTATTATACGGAATACAATAAAAACTATGCCCATCAACGGACACAGTATAACCACTGTAGTTTAGTAACAGAGGTGTTATGGTATTTGCATCTGCCGATAATGTTTGTAGTGTTCTGTCTACAACTGAAGTTGAAATACGATCAATCTTAAAACTATTGAGCATATATACACTAATATTTAAAGCAGCATCCTGCCCTACAAAATATAGCGTATCACCTATTTGATTTAAACCTGTTACATAACCAATGTTACGGAAAGGAGAATCATATCGAGCTAAAGGGCTTCCTGTTTCAACAGCCGCATTGTAGAAATATTCAATAGAGTTTTTACCAAAGCAAACAATGTAGTTTTTAGTTTTACCTAAACACAATGTAAAGTCTGCACTCATTTCTGTACTTAGGAATGAACCTGCTGTCCAGGCAAAAGGATCATCTACGTCAGAATTGTAAATGTCTCCTGTGTTCTTTTTAATTACAAAGATGTAACCATCTAGTTGAATAGGACATGGTTCATGCGGTGAAGGAAGGTCTGCGTCAACTACCTGAGTACAGGACAACGCAACAAAGTCGTCAATCCACATATCAGTACCATCACTAATAACTACATACGCTGTGTTATCAGATTTTAGGAATGAACAAAATCCCACTTGTCCGCTACTAGTGCTTAATGTAGCAACTGTGCGAGGTACAACTGAGCTAGGAGGACAAGCATACACTTTGTTGTTTACTGCCCAATAGAAAGTGTTATTAGCACTCTCATAGAAATAACCACGAATTTTATCAGTAGTTACACTTTTGTTTAATGGAATCGTTGTAAGAGCTAACCCAGGTCGCTTCTTAAGCACAACCATACGTTCTTTGTTTTCTTGGCTAACGCGCTCGTAATACATGTTAACAATCTGACAATCGCGCTCGACATCAGGATTACCATTACGATAGGAAGGTAAACCATCAAACTTAATAGTAGCAGGCTTATAAGTGCTTGTTTGTGGGGCGTTAGTTCGAGCCATTACCATCGACTTTCTGGTTGAAAATAGTAACTACCATCGTCATCTCCGTAAGACAGAGCAGCACCCCAATAGCTTGCAGCCTCTTGTTTCAGTTCCTGTCTATCTTGGGTAGGAACACCATATTCAGGAGCAAGCAGAACAGCTAGACGATAAATAAGGGCTGTAGTCCAGTAGGAAGGAAAGTCTGGTGTGTTTCCTGAACTAAAGAAACCATCAAACTCTTTCTGGTAGACAATGACAATTTCTTTAGTTGACACTGTAGTTGCATCTGAGGTAGGGGGCCATAATGAAATAAAGCCACCTTGAATGCTAGGTGCAAATGTCCAGTTGACAGGAACACCTTTGTTATTTGTAGGAAGCTGATTGAAGTCATACAATATTTTATTCTGTAATTCATATGATGTACCACCACCAATATCCCGTAGAATAACCTGAGCAATCTTCATTGCATCAGATACAGCATACACTTGATTGGTAGTAGACAAAGCACGTGTCTCGCTTGTACGCTTCCACAGAGGCATTCCTGCTACGTTGGCAAGAGCAACTACTTCGTTTAACACAGAAGAGCCCACGCTATATTGTGAAACGCTTAAAGTGTTCCCTTCACCAGGAATACCAAACTTAGCAAAAGCTCTTTCAATGATGTTATCCCTGGTTTGTTCCCAAGAAGTATTTCCACTTGTTGCCATGTTTGGTTATCCTTTTAATTGTTTCACTATTGCGTAGCTTGGTGTATTCCTATCAGCAAGAGCACAATCAGCTTCGGCTGCATCAGCATATGCAGCAATGGCATATAT